GGCGTGACGACTCACAGATAAAGCGGCAGACGGTCGAGGTGTGCGAGCCCAGGGCTGGCGGGCAGGTGGTACTCACCATTTCCGGGCTGGAGACCGTATCGGGCACGGAGCTAGGCATGCAGGAGGCAAAATGACCGCATCACGATGGACACCCGAGATGGACAGGCAGCTTATTGCTTTGCGCTATGAGGGAAAAATGGAAAGTATTTGTATACCAAATAAAACCATATTTATCGGAAAGGGCGTAAAGTTCGAGCGCATCCGCCGTATTACGGGTTACCTTGTCGGCACTCTGGATCGTTTCAACGACGCGAAGCGCGCCGAGGAAGCGGACCGCGTGAAGCATGGAGTGGCGAGTGGGCGATGAAATCATTTACGGACTGTCAGGGATCGCAGCGCGGTTCAGAGTCTCAAAGAACACAGTTCGCGCATGGTACGTCAAGGGCGCTCCCATCATTAGGCTGGGGGATCGCACCTACAGGGCTGCTTTTGAAGAAATGCTAACCTGGCTGAAATCTCAGACACAAGGGGAATGGGAGAATGTACGAATCAAAAATCATTGATGAAGTATGGAAGGCATTGAATAGCCTCCCGAAGGAGCCCCGGCCTCTCTCTCATATTGTTTCGCAGGCTTTATATGATGAAGCTAAAGCCTGCGGTGGATTATCAGATCTCCTTGGGATCATTGGCAGCTGGGGAGATACCCTGGATGATGAGTATATCGCCCAGCTGCTTGAGGACTACAATTCTGCATCATAATTGCGCAATGATATCGAACTATAGAGAGTTATAATGCGAAAAAAGATATCTTTTATAGAATGCTTAGCTTTTGTCTCTTGTGTTTTATGTATATGTTCATTAGTTGGTTACATTTCCTTTTTGTTTTACATCGGATTTACAAAAGGCTAAATATAAAAGACAGCTAATGTTGCCCCAAATATAAAGAACACTATAGACATCATCCACAAAAATAAACATATAAATCGCATATTTTCACACTTGCTTTTATCTAACTCAAATTTGAAAAATTTATACTTAGTACCCCACTCTGAACCTGGCCGCCATGTTTCACCGAGTAAAAGTATCGTTACGTACGAAAGGCCCATAGAGACAACAGAAGAGACCGCCCCAAGCCCACACAAGACAGCAGGCCATATCATGGCCTTGGCAAATAGCGTCGTAGAGGCTGCACCGTTCAAAAGGAATGCCGCATTGAGCGCAAACTGAGCCGTCTTCATAGCATGGACATTGTTGTCTTTATAAACATCAATTCTGAATTGAAGCAGCATTGATTTTTCCTGTTCTGTAAATTTTTCATCTTCTTCCATTTTTTTACCTCCTTAGAGAGGAGCCTGCCGAGGCTCTTCTCTTTTTTTCTGGCATTCTGCAAAAACCTGTCAATAAAAAAAATAACGGTCTGTAACGGTCACTAACGGTCTCTAACGGTCTCTAACGTCACCAAAAAATGCTCATGCCAAACCCTATGGTACTGTTTCCCCAAAAAGGGGGCAGACCATGGGCAGCATTCCATACCGCAAACCACCGAAGAAGGTGGTGGCTTCGGCAGCGCTGATAGCTCTTCTGGGCGGAGGCGCTGCCTACCTTAGTCTCGACACCGTTGAGGAGTTCGAGGGCTATGTGCCCGAGGGCTACAGGGACCCCGTTGGTATACCCACCAAATGCTGGGGAGATACGCGCAATGTCGTCGTGGGGCAGGAGTACACATTCGAGGAGTGTTCCAGGTCGCTGAACGAACACCTCTACGAGAATGCCCGCCCCGTCACCGTTTGCGTGAAGGACTTCGATTCCCTCCCCGACAAGACCAAGGCGGCCCTCGTCTCCATGGCCTACAACATCGGGCCAACGGCATTCTGTAAGTCGTCCGTGGCCAGATATTTCAATCAGGGGCGCAAAAAGCGCGGGTGCGAGCGTGTCAGCGAAATATATAAGACTGCCCGCGGAAAGGCCCTCCCTGGCCTCGAGAGACGCCGTGAGTACGAGTCGGCCATGTGCCTGCGCGGCCTGCAGGAGGCGAAGTGATGTTCTCTTGGCTCACAAAAATTCTGACATACATCCCCGGTATCGGCTCCATCATCGAAAAGGTGACTGGCGCATCCGCCGAAGCGGAGAAGATCCGCGCGCAGGTGGAGCTTGAAGAAGCACGTGCCTTCAAGTCGGGCAAGGTCGCGCCCAGATATGTGCGCGGCTACATCCTGAACGGCATCCTCGCCGGCGGCGCCATTGTCCTCGTTCTGTCGCTCGTCTGGCCGGATCTGCTGACCATCCCCCAGGACCTGCTCTCCCAGCTGGAGAAGCTGATCCGCGTACTGGGAGCCGAGTAGTGGCGCAGCTCTCCTTAACCAACGTGCTGCTCGGCCTCCTTGTTAGCGTCGTGGCTTTTATTGGGCGGCGCATTATCGAGCGCCTCGACAAGCTGGAGGCGCAGCGCATCGTCTGTGTTCGCGATTTCGCCAAGCAGACGGACAATCAGAACGAGCACAACAAAATCTGGGAGAAGCTGGATAAGCACGAGTCCAGGATTACGAGGCTGGAGACCTCGCACAGGCTATGAACAACGGGCTGACATCCAAGCAGGAAAAGTTCTGCATAACGTATGTGACAGAGGGAGGATCCCTGTCTGACGCTTACAGGGCGGCCTATAACTGCGAAAAGATGAAGTCTGAGTCTGTCAACAGGAAAGCCGCTGAGCTCATGGCCAACGGCAAGATTTCGGCAAGAATCAGCGAGCTCAGGGCGGAGGCAAGGCATAATGCCGTTGTTACGGTAGAAGAGCACCTCCGGGAGCTTGCCAGGCTTCGCGACCTGGCCGTTGAGACCAGGCAGTACGGAGCCGCCATCAAGGCCGAAACAGCGCGTGGCAAGGTCTCCGGTCTTTACGTGGACAGGCAGGAGAGCAGGGTGGACGCCAGGGTGGTCTACAGCTGGGAAAATGACTGATGAAGCGCATCGTGATTCCATACAAACCGCGGTACCCGGAAGCGCATATGGCTATCAGTAAAGCGCGGTTCACTGTTCTGGTGGCCCATCGTCGTTTCGGGAAGACGGTGCTCTCGGTCAATCATCTGCTCCGTGCCGCTCTGACGAGCCGCATGGAGCGGCCGAGCTTCGCCTATATTGCGCCATTCCGTAATCAGGCAAAGGCTGTAGCCTGGGATTACCTGAAGCACTACTCCAGCGTGGTAGAGGACAGAACCGTTAACGAGTCAGAGCTTTCTATCGAGTTCGGTAACGGCGCCAGAATCCGGATTTTCGGTGCTGACAATCCTGATGCGCTGCGAGGTCTGTATTTCGACGGTGTGGTTCTGGATGAGGTTGCCCAGATGCGCCACGAGGTGTGGGATGAAATTGTCCAGCCGGAACTGGCAGACCGCCAGGGCTGGGCCCTCTTCATCGGTACGCCCAAGGGCACCAACCTTTTTTCTGAGATATATGAACGCGCCCGTACGCGGCAGCAGCAGGGAGACACAGCCTGGTGCGCCCTCTGCTACAGGGTGGACGAAACGAATGCCATCCCGGCCGCTGAGGTTGAAAGGCTGCGGTCCGAGCTTTCCGAGTCCGCATGGAGGCAGGAGTTTCTGTGCGACTTCACGGCGTCCAGCGATGACGTGCTCATCACCATCGACATGGTGACAGAGGCCTGCGCACGCGAAGTGCACCCGGATACCAGTATCGGTATGCCGCTTGTCATGGGCGTGGACGTCGCACGGTTTGGCAACGACGCCAGTGTTATCTGCCTGCGGCGGGGACTCGCGTGTCTGCCGCCAATGATTTACCGCGGGCTCGACAATATGCAGCTGGCAGACAGGGTTGCCCTGGCTATCAGCGAAAACAGTCCTGCCTGTGTCTTCATTGATGCCGGGCAGGGGCAGGGTGTTATCGACCGGCTTATCCACATGGGTTTTCCGGTGATTGAAGTCCCCTTCGGGGGCAAGCCTCTGAGCGCAAAGTTCGTCAACCGGCGAACTGAAATGTGGTACGGCGTCCGCGAGTGGCTGAAGTCCGGCGGCATCCTTCCGTCTGACTGTACCCAGCTCAAGTCCGAGCTAACCATCCCCAGGTATTGGTATGACGCCGCAGGCCGTATCGTGCTGGAGCCCAAGGACCGGATTAAGGAGCGCCTCGGGGCGTCGCCCGACATCGCAGACGCTCTGGCTTTAACTTTCGCCGCTCCCATTGCCATAGATCAGCCAGCCGTACAGAGCGGAGGTTTCGCCCAGGGCTATGAGCCTATGGGGTTCGGAGGACATAATGCCAGTTACCTTTAACCCTGCCACCAGACAGGATCGCATTTCTGTTTTCTCCACCATGGAGATTGAGCGCACCCTGCGCTTTGTCATGTGGGGCTACGCTGCTCCGACGCTGGGTGACTGGATGGACGCTACTGAGTCGCTGGAGATGTATATCGGCTCCGATGAGCAGGGATTCGCCATGGCAACGTGGGCTTTTCCCCTGCAGGGGCGTGCGCTTCCCGTACATTTTGTTGGGGCGCGCCGGGTCTTTGCCATGGCTGATGAGTACGCCCGCGCTATGTGCCGCATGTGGTTCGATACCCACCAGGAGGCGTCATGTCTTCTCGGCATCACGCCCAGGCCTTTTGGCCATGTATTCAGGCACTCCCTGCACATAGGCTGGAAGAGGCATGGGGAGATTCCCTGTGCGTGCGTACTTGGAAGCGGCAGATGCGTATCAGCAGTCATCACGTCGCTGGACAGAGAATCCGGAGGTGAAGAGTAATGGGTGCAGGTGGCTTTGTGAGGAAGATTTTTGGCGGCGGAGGCGGCGGTGGAGGTGGTGGTTCCTCCTCCAATGCTCAGGCGGCTGCCGAGGCAGAGGCTGCCAGAAAAAGGGCTGAAGAAGAGAGAGACCGACAGCAGGCAGAGCTGGAACGTCAGCGTAAGCTCGCTGAGGAGGCCGCTGAAAGAGCCAGGCAGGCGAAGATATACGCGGATAAAGTCGAGCAGGTCCGTCTCTCCGCTGCAACTCAGGATTCCCCCACGAAGGATAGCGGCGCCTCCTCTATGGAGGAGAAACGCAAATACCGCAGAGGGAACGCTACCCGTCTCACGGGTAACCTGGGCACGGACGGTACGGTTACGACAGCTGCTGGCGCAAGGCTTGGCGGCACCGGAGGGAATCTGTAATGGGGGTAGGACTCGCAATAGGGGCAGGACTTCTTTTCGGAGGCCTGTCTTTCGCGTCTTCCATGATGCAGGCGAATGCCGCGGCCGAGGCCGCTGACAAGCAGGCCCGCATTGCACGTGAGCAGGCGGAAGCCGCCCGCCAGCAGGCTCAGGCCATGCAGCAGCAGGCAGATGCAACCCGCCAGCAGGCCGACAAACAGTCTCAGGCGGCACAGCAGCAGCTCGCTGAGACCCAGCGCTACAACAAGGAGATGGAGTCGGCGCAGTCCCAGCAGGAAGCCGAGGCGGCATACGTACGCGATACAGAGCGCCGCAAGCTCGTTCAAAGGCAGGGGATCTCCGGCACTATTCTCACAAGCGGACTGGGCGGGCTGAGTGACACGGGAAGCAGGACCCTCACATCGGGAGTGAAGCTCGGTGGCGGAGGTCTCAATGGCTGACCTTTCCTTTAAGGAGGCCCGGCAGCTATGCAGTCACGTCGAGGGGCTCCGCAATGAGCGCCTTGATGAATGGCGCGAACTTTGCGCCCTTTTCCTGCCGCATCGTGGGCGCTTCAAGGGAGAAACTCCCGAGGGGCTGCGTGAGCGCAAACAGTACAACAACCACGCCACTGCAGCGCTCATCGAAGCAGCAGCCATGCTTACATCCTGCGCTACGCCAGAAGGGCTAACCTGGTTCGGCCACGATTACCTCGACCCGGCAATGCGCGAGATGTCAGGAGCACTGGAGTGGCTCAAGAACGTGGACGACATCATCAGACTGGAGCTTAAACTGGGGGGATTTTACGAGGCTATCGACGCCTGCAATCAGGAGCTTCTCGGCGTGGGCTGCTGTCTTCTGTCGGTCATGCCCGGAAGAAGCAAACCGCTGATTTACAGGTGTTGCACTGTTGGTACCTACGCAGTGGCAATTGACCGCGAACGCGAACTGGATTGTGTGGTTGAGCACGAATACTTCACGGCCCGGGAGCTGGTGGATTCCTTTGGCGAGGCCCGCTGTTCCGAGGCGACGCGTAAGGCCGCCATTGAGACGCCGTATAAGATGATAGACGTCACACACATGACCTACGTCCGCAGGCAGGCTCCGATGGAGTCCATGGCCAGTACGGACATGCCAGTAGGTTCAGTCTGGTGGGAACCCGACGGCAGGGACTTTCTGGCCAGGAGTGGTTATGAATCGATGCCCTACTTTTTTACCGTCTGGCACGACGGCGGGCGTTCCATATACGGAACGGGGCCCGGTGACCTTGCCCGGTGTGACCAGCGGCAGGTGAACGCTCAGGAGCTCTACAAGTCCCTCGGTCTGGAGAAAATGATTGATCCGCCTCTCGCCATTCCAGGCAACATGGCCGGGAAGATTGACACCACGCCAGGAGCCCGCAATGTGGTGGCCTCCCTGCAGGGGACGCAGGCGGTCATGCCGCTGTACTCCGTGGATTTTTCCCGTGCCGTGCAGGCAGTCCAGCAGGAGATCCAGATAGTGAGCGGCAGATTGGACGACATTCTGCTCCGCAATGTTTTTTCTGTTCCTCCCGATGAACTTCTGAAGGGCATGACGGCAACGGCTGTCGTAGCCCGCAGGCGTGCCGCCCTCCAGAAGATGGGGCCGGCCATCAACCGCTACGAATCCCGCATCCTTTCCGGAGTCATTGAACGTACATATGGAGTGCTTGCCTCCATGGGGCTGATTCCTGAACCTCCATTCCCAGAGGCAGCCAGCCCCATGCAGATCTCCTACCAGTCCCCTCTTGCTGAGGGCCTGAAGCAGAGCGGCTCAGATTCCATTACGGCGTTTCTGCAGATAGCTCAGCCCATCATTCAGGCTGTTCCGGACTGCGCAGATAAAGTGGACTTCGACCAGGTGCTTGATATTTGTGCCAGGTCTCTCGCCGTAGATCCGTCCATCATCCGATCCGACGAAGACGTGGCTGCCATCAGGAAGCAGAAGGCTGAAGCCCAGCGTCAGCAAATAGAGCAGGAACGCCAGAGGCAGGAGATGCAGCAGGCCGCCCAGCTCGGCAGCGTAAAAACTGAAGGAACCCTGGCCGGCGCTCTTATGGGCACAAATCCGGAGGCAGCCAATGCAGGATTCTGAGGCCAGGCAGGCCGTTCTCGACCTGCGGGAAGTTATCCTCACGCCTGCAGGATATCGTGTCTTCATACGGCTTCTGCACTCCTTCGGGTACGGTTCTCAGATGACCGTCTCCGAAGAAGCCGTCATCCTTCACAATCTTTCCAACAACATTCTCACAGCGATACAGGAGGCCGACCCTCAGACGTGCATCGACATGATCGCGGAGCTCCGTGGAATCCTGCCGCTGATATCGACGAATCAGGAGAAGACCAATGCCTAACGAAATTACCGACACATCCCCCGTCGCAGCTGCAAGTGCAGCCACCGCACAGACTCCTGTAGCTGCGGACCCAACTCCCGCGAATAGCACGAATCCCACCGTGAAGGCCGATCCCTACACATCCATAGGTGCAGAGCCTGGGCTCGGGGGTGCGTCCCCGGTAAAGTGGCAGGATGCTCTTCCAGAGTCCATGCGTGAGGCGGCTGGCGGCTTCGCCAGTGCAGATGAGGCCGTGCAGGCCATGAAACGCGGCATGGACTACCATCCTGTAACCAGCGCTGAAGAAGTGAACTTGAAGTTCCCGGAAGGGATCACCGTAGACGAGAAACAGAATCTCGCTTTCCGTGAGCTCTGCGTCAAAACGGGGCTCACCAGGGCACAGGCGCAGGCCCTTGCTGACTGGCAGATAGAGTCCGAGACAGCCATGATGAAGGCCCGGACCGAGTCAACTACAGAACAGCTCAAGAAGGAGTGGGGTGCTGACTACGTCCGCAGGGACGATCTTTCCCAGCGCGCCCTCCGCGCTCTCGATAAACGGGTCGGCGGACAGAACGAGCTCACCAGCGCACTGGTCAACAGCGGTGCATGGAGTCTTGCTCCCGTACGCATGGCGTTCGCCGAACTTGGCGGGCTGATGTCAGAGGACTCTCTGTCTGGTGGCAGAGGCGCTGCCGCTCCGGACGTTCCTGAAAGTCCCGAATCTACATATTCCAGATTTTTTAATCGTGGATAGATAGGAGGAAAATCATGTCTATTCTCGCACAGACGCTCAAAGAGATCGCTATCGACAAGGCGAAAAAGCGTCCCGAACTTGTGGACTATCTCCTCGAGGAAACCCCTGTGCTCGCCAGGGCGAAGTGGATCCCCGCTTCTCACGGCCTCTGGAACGTCGAAGAGGTGCTGAAGGCCGTGGATGGGCCCTCCTGGGTCGACCTCGGCGCTCCGCTTCCCGCCATGCAGGCCCGCACCGGCCTCGAGCAGACCTACGTCTCTGTTCTTGGCGGCGAGGTCGAGGTCAGCAAGGATAAGGCCGACCAGTTCGGCGGCCCGTCCAAATACTTCGCCCGCAGGGAACGCGCCATTATCCGCAAGGCCGGTATGGACACTGAGGCCGCCCTCTTCACGAAGCAGTGGCGTGCCGCAGCCCTCAAGAAGGGTACCAAAATATCCTGTGGAGGGACCACTTCCAATGCCCAGTCTACTATTATGGTGGTCCGCATGAGCGACGAACTTAATACGGGCATCTATGACCCGGCCTGTTTCTCCAGCGGGTATCTCGTGGACATCAAGCCGATTAACGGAGGTCAGGAGTACCATCTCCGTACACAGTCGGGCGTGCTCGGGTATGGCGTGTCCTACCGTGGCCGCTTTGGCTGGCAGCTGCTAGCTCCCGAGCGCACAGTCTGTGCCCTGGTCAACATCGAGGATGGCCATCTTCCCACGGAGATGCAGCTTCAGGAGGCTATCTCCAATGTACGCGGCAGCGCCGCCAGCACTATGATTATCGGTCATCCGCTTGTGCTCGGCAAAGTATTCGGCAGCCTTAAGCTCGCCAAGCTGGAGTACAGCAACGGGGATACAGCTCTCAACCATGCCGTCACGTCGTACTACGACATCCCGATTTATGGCTCCTACAACCTGCCCAACGGCTCCGAAGCCGTTGTGTCTTAAAGGAGAAGACAATGGCCTTTGATTACGCCCAGCCTATGAATCACTGGTATGACCAGTACTTCAGTAAAAATGCCGCTCTCGGCAGCACCATAACCTCTGATGCTCTCTGCTGCGGCGGAACTCAGGGCGGCGTCATCGTCGTCGTTGAGGCCGCCACGGGATGCACCATCTCCGGCTCCAATACTGTCAGCCTGACTTTTCAGCACAGCGATACCGCCGACGGCTCCTTTGCTGCCGTATCTCCGGCTGTCTCGGTTTCCGTTGGCGCCGGAACTTTTGCCGCAGGGGTCGTGCTTATGCGGGCTATTGTGCCCGCCGGAGTGAAAGATTTCGTGAAGTGTGTCCTCACAGGAACGGCCACGGGCACCGTTAACGTGAGCCTCAACTATCTCGCAAGGTAGGGGGGCGGGTTGGGGCGTCCCGCCAAAACGCCCGCATGCGGTTTAAAGGGGGCGGAATGATAAACTCCCAGACAACAAAAAATCTGTACAGGGGCAATGGGAGCACCCTGTCGTACCCGGTGACCTATCCTTTTTACGAGGCAGAAAACCTGCTCGTGCTGGTGGCAGTCGGAGAGGTCGAGGAAACGCTCTCCCTGGGCGCAGACTACTCAGTTGCCATTAACACGGACGGATCGGGTGGCACTGTCACGTTTACGTCGGCGGAGCGTGTCCCTGCAGGGTGCACAATAGCTATCATGCTTAACATGGCACTCGTGCAGGAACTCGATCTCTCGGCGGTTTCACACATTGATACGGAGAGCCTTGAACAGGAACTCGACAAGCAGGTCCAGTATATCCAGCAGATGAGTGAAGGCCTTTCCCGCGCAGTTAAGACGAACGCCACGTCGGAGATTTCCCCGGACAGGCTCGTATCCAGCCTGTTCGCTGCCAGAGACGAGAGCGTGGCGGCGAAAAACGCAGCCGAGACTGCGCAGGCTTCTGCCGAAGCCGCTGAGGCGTCTGCCGTGACTGCACGTGAGGCGACGGAAACCGCTTCAGCTTCGGCTCAAAACACTATCTCTGAGGCAGGTGCCGCGGCTGCCGCAGCGGTCAGTGATGCAGGCACCGCGCAGGTGTCAGCAGTCAACGCCGCAGGCGCGGATCAGGTCTCTTCGGTGAACTCCGCCGGAGCTGCCCAGATCAGCAGCATCCAGTCCGAAGGCGCAACCCAGGTAACCAGTGTTACCTCAGCTGGCACAACCCAGAAAACGGAGATGCAGGCTCTTGTGACTGCGGCGTCCGGGTATGCAGAACTGGCGCACACTTATGCCCAGCAGGCCTCCCCGGAAGGCGTTGTGCATCTGGTCGGCGATGAAACTATTTCCGGAGTGAAGGCGTTCACGCAGACTATCGCGGGCACTGCTGCTGCGGCAGAGAAGCTGGCCACGGCCCGCACCATCACGCTTTCGGGGGCTGCCTCCGGATCGGTATCTTTTGACGGATCAGCTGATACAACGCTGGAAGT